GGAGCGACGCAGCCATCCGAGGCGCCAGCGTCCCGGTGTCGGAGATTGGCGGGCCGCGCGGGCACGGGATCCTGTTCCCGTCGATTAGTTGCAAGACGATCGGGCAGCCGAGCGTCGATCGGACGGTCATCGGCAAGGCCGGCACGGTCAACGGGAAGCCGGTCGTTCTCTGCCGATGCTCATGCGGCCGCCGCTTTCTTGCCTTCGAGCTCGATGTTGTCCACGGAGGAGCTGAGCGCTGCGGGCCAGACTGCCCGAACGGGAAATCAAAGCCTCCCGCGCACAAGCTCCTCAAGGTGTTCCGCAATATGCACGACCGATGCAGCAATTCACGGCACAAAAACTTTGACAGATACGGGGGCCGCGGGATCCACGTCTGCCCCGAGTGGAGCAGCTTCGACGCCTTCGCGAAGTGGGCTGCCGACAGTGGCTACGCTGAAGGCTTAACCATAGACCGCATAGACAACGACGGAGACTACACCCCGGAAAACTGCCGATGGGCTACCAGCTCGGAGCAGAACAACAACCGAAGTACCTGCATCACGGTCGAATACGCCGGGAAGAAAATGCCCCTGAAGCAGGCAGCAGAGGCGGCCGGCCTCCCATATCAGGCACTACGGCAGCGCTATCGGGCCAAGGGGGAGCGGGATCTGTTCAGGCCGATACGGCAACGGAAGGGGGTGAACAGAGAATGAGTTATTACCGTGTTTGTCCAGACTGCGGGAGCCACCTTGACCCCGGTGAGCGTTGCGACTGTAAAACTTTCGAGAAGCCAAGCAATCGCCGGCAGCTTATCCAGTGGGCCCGAGACTCCCCTCCTGCCCCCGCCTTCTGCACTACGATAGGAAAGCGGCAGAGTATGCCGACAAGAGTCAGAGCCAAAGCATAGAAAAACAGGACAAAAGCCAAAGGAGGCAACACCATGAGTATTATTAAAGTAAATATTCCCGGCGATGCGTGGGTTGACGCAAAAGCCGGCGAGAATGTCATCGCGAAACTCGGGTACGAGAGATTGAGCTGGATCCGAGTGGTCACGGAAAGGCCCGTCGACCTGACGATCAAAACGCAGACAGGTGATGACCGCCGCACGACCAGAAAAGAGCCCAGTTGCAACTGCTTCGCAACAGAAAAAAATGCGCAGTATTCTAACCCGTCCGGAACGTTCGGCAATATTACCGGCCTTGTGTTCGACGAAGATACCCGCGCGCGCATTTACTACCAAGGATAAGGAGGAGATACCATGCACGAATTGAGGAGACCGGAGCACATGAGCAAAGAGCAGCGCGAAGCGCACATTCTCGCCCTAAAGCCGCCGGCAACTGCCACCGAAGAAGAGCGTCAGCGCTTTGAGCTACTGCGCCAGATTGCCCTCGGCAGGAAGCTGACCGACGCAGAAAGGGCGGCTATTGACGCGGCCAGCCTCTACAAGCAAACGCAAAAAGACACTCAAAATCGTCGATGAGGGGGCGACTGCATCATGAAAATGTCTGAAATCCAGCGCGGAGAGTGCTTTAGCTTTTCCGGCCTCAGATGGCTCGCTATTGAACCGACGGACAGAGGAACCTATGCTCTGCTGGACAGCGTGCCGGAGTTACTCAAGCGTCGGCCGTTTGCCAATCTCAGCACTCGCCGGGGAAAAGATCTTTCCATCTGAAAAAATAGCCTCGCCCGCTACGTGCTCCGGCACTCCTTCCTTCCGGAGCTTTTAAGTCGGAGTGAACAGCAACACGCAGAGCTTCTCAAGATGACTATAGACCTGACCGCCCTCGATGGCAGTGGCAGCTCGACCTCTGAGGACACCATCGCGCTCCTGAGCCTCAGCCAGTACCAGAAGCACTCAGACATTATAGGCGAGACTCACGCAGAGTTCTGGACGCTGACGAGGGCCAGCACAAAAAAACTTGACGAAATGCTCACAATCAAAAGCGACGGCACGGTCAGGGTAAATGCCGACCCCAAGCTCTCCGCATCCGAACTTCGTCCCGTCATCCTTCTGGCACCGGATTCTGAAATAGAGGAAGAAGGCCAGACGGAGGGCGCGCAAGCGTAAGGGGCAGAAACAGCATAGTGGAACGGAGGGCGGCCCAATCGCGGGCCCCTTCCTGTTCTGCTATCTTCCGAGGAGGTGAAGGGATGGGACACGAAGAAACAGAAAAGAGCGTCGAGGAGATCGTCGACATGATAAAGAAGGGCGACCTCTCTCTGGCACCGAAGCTATACGAGCAAACCAAGGGGATCATCTGCTACGTAATTTGGCGAGAATGGCGGCGCGAACACATCAGACGCGGAGCCAAAGCACGCGGTATGGAAGCCGAAGATCTCCAGCAAGAGGGCTATTTCATGATGCTCCAATCCGCACAGCTATATGACAGCAGCATCGGCGCGAATTTCAAGACATATCTGTTTGCCCATATCCGAGGACGACTCAAAGCCATGACCGCCTCCCGGAAAGTAGACGACGCCCGCAGCCTCTCCGAGCCCTTCGGTACTGGAGATGATACCGGCCCACTGGAGGAAATTGTTGAGGATCCGGCCGCGCTCCGAGGCTTCGCCGCAATCGAGGAACGCGACTATCTTGAGCACCTTCGCTCGGACTTGGATGACAGTATCGAGGAACTCAGCAGCGAACAGGCCAAAGTGATCCGCGGAAAGTACATTGAGAGTCGGCTGGTGAAGGATCTCGCCTCCGACCTGAAGATTGCAGAGAAAAAGATCGCCCTCATAGAGGAGCAGGCCCTTCGAGAGCTCAAAAAAAGTGAGAGGCTCCAGATCTATCGCGAGGACATCATTTCACGGTACAGCCTGCGGGGTACATTCTCAGCCTTCAAAAACAGCAGGATGAGCGCCCCGGAGCTGGCAGTCATAAAACTTGACGAGCTGGAGCAAAAAGAGCTGCGACATCTTGAACGCAAAGAATGGGATGCTGAAGCGCACCGCCAAAAGCGGGCAGCATGGGCAGACGCAATCCTGAACACGAAAGGAAGGAAAGAACATGGCAAAAATCAATAAAATCGGCAGAGCGGCTCACCAGCTTCACAACCCCGCCCGGGATCTGCTCTATGAATACGCCGACATGCAACGGGAGCTTGACCTTCAGATCAACGAGGTGGAGGAGCTGGAGAGAATGGAGCCGGACAGATTACGCGACGAGCTGATCGCTCGCGTTCAAAAGAGGATTGAACGCGGCATCGAACGGGAGCAACTTCTCCGCAAAAAGGTCGACGCCATGCTGGCGGGGATTAAAATGCCGAAGCATCGCGAAGCCCTGACCCGCCGATACATCGACGGAGAGGGCTGGCCGGAGATACTCAAGGCTCTCGGAATACAAGAAAAGCGAAAAGCGATCGGCCTTCACAAGTGTGCGTTGGGCGCAGCAAACAGAAGCCTCGAAAGACTGGGGGAATCTTGCCGTGAATAAAAACCCGATATTTGTGACAAATGCCAGAGTTGCCGGTCATAGTTACCCGGCGCACGAACTCCTCGAAAGCTATGCCGTCACGCTTTACGACCTCGATGTAAGCCGTGAGAGACAGCTCCGGGCCGCCACATCTTCGACAGAGCAGGCCAACCGGGCGCGAAATGCGGGGCGGCTCCGGATCCTCGAAGAAAAAGAGAGAGAGCTCCGGGAAAAGGCCGAGGCACTGATCTCGAAGTGCCAGACGCCGGATGAGCGGGAGATGCTGCGCATGAGATACTTGATGTTGATGGACTGGGCGACAATCGCCCGTGTACTCTATGGCGATAAACCGGGCTTCTACGATGGCAAAATGTACCGACAGCGCGCCCTCATGCTCCATAAAGACACCATGGTCTGGCTCGAGAAGGGGCTGCTGACAGAGGAGAAGCATGAAGATGAAAACACATGAGACGAAAAACTGGAGCGAGCTCGCGATGATTTTGACCGCACGGCTCCGGCTCCAGTATATCTGCACCGGAGCGGCCGATAAGCGGTGCGCTGCGTTCTTGATGGAGATCATGCAGCGCAGCGGAGAAGCGGATCCGGCGGCCGCACTTTCCTACATGGTCATGGCAGACAGCGCCGCAGGCGACGACGTTCTTCGGTATTGGACGGCCCTGTACGAGCGGGGGCGCATAACCGAGGATGGCGCCCTCGAAGCTGCTTGCCGGCATGGGATTTTTACCGAAAGTGAGGGGGCAATATGCTCGGAAGAATTGACGTAAAAGTTGCAGGTTTCACCGTCTATTCCAAAGAAATCGGATTTAAGAGCGTAGACCGGGCAATAAAAAATTTCACTGACAACATCGAGAAGATCAAGTCCGTCGCTGATGGGAGTGCGTTCGATCCCGAAAAAATCGCCAAAAATGCAAAGTCCCGCGCGATCAGCTCCTTCCGCGCAAAATTGCCGAAGAGCTCCTTGAAGGTGTACGACGATTTAGTCGGGCTGAGCAAAAGCGTAAAAAAAGCCAGAAACGACACGATAAACGACTCCCGGCGAAGGATCCCCGGAAAACTGGCGACCATCGTCACGCAATACTACGGGATCAAAAAGAGCGAAATAATGCCCAACAAGGGCGCAAAGGCGGCAGCCAATATCTCGAACGCATACGAAAAGGGCATTGTTTACACTGGCAGGCTCTTGACGCCGACCCATTTCAAAATGAAGGCCAAAACGTCTGTTGTGCCATTCCAAAGGGCCGACGGATCGACCGGGCGCCGCAAAGTTCAAACTATCAGCGCCGAGATCATAAAGGGGCAGAGGAAAATACTCGGGAGCAGCCTATTCCTTGCAAAGTCTGGAGCTGCCGAGGGCACGCCAATGATCCCGTTTCAGCGGAGAGGAAAGGCAAGGACGCCGATCGACGTCTTTAAGACCTTGAGCGTCCCGCAAATGCTGACCGGAGATCTGGCACGGCCCGAGCTCGAGGCGTGCATCGTCGAGGTCGTGAACGAGAGATATACCCACAACCTCAACCGGCACATGAGCCGATACGTCAAGGGTAAGGTGGGGCTGTGAGCATGGAAGGAAACGATCGCATCATTCTGAAAAGCTGGGCCGAGCTGGCCATGGTTGTCACGATCGAGCTGAGAGCTCAAGCTGCTGAGGGGCAGCCAGTAGATGACAGCCGGTTTGCTTTTCTCTTGAGCTTGACAATATGCGCGGGCGCTGCCGGATCCGTCGAGGCGCTCCTCGCCTTTGTATTTGACGACGAGCTCGACGTCGAGGACGTGTGTGAGTTTTGGAGCCTGTTGCACGACGCCACCACTCTGAGCGAGGAGGACGCGGTAAAGATTGCCGAACAATACGGGATTTTGCAAAAAGGAGGAGAACATGAGCAAGAGAGTGAACCCTAAGAATAAGGGCTACGGAGACGCCGGCGCGAGCTGGCACAAGAAGGCGACCAAGGGCTTCAGAGCTATGAGCGGCAGCCCGAAGGAGGACATCGACGCCAACAACTACACCCTGCGGCAGCGTGCCCGGATGCTTTACATGGCGGCCCCGATCGCCACCTCTGCCATCCGCACCAACCGCACCAACGTCGTCGGCATCGGCCTCCAGCTCAAGAGTCGGATCGACCGCGAGGCGCTCGGCATGACGCAGGAGGCCGCCGACGCATGGCAGGCTCAGGCCGAGCGTGAGTTCGCTCTCTGGTCTGAGAACAAAAGGGCGTGCGACGCCACCGGCGTCAACAACTTCGCAGCCATGCAGCAGCTCGCACTCTCCTCGTGGCTGGTCAGCGGCGACGTGTTCGCCGTCGTGAAGCAGTACGAGCCGACGCCGCTCACGCCCTACTCGCTACGCCTGCACCTGATCGAGGCCGACCGAGTCGCCACGCCAACGACCTCCGGCGTCATCACCCCGATGCTGCTGACCACCGGCAAGGCGGCCAACGGCAACACCATCTACGACGGCGTCGAGGTGAACGGCGACGGCCAGATCGAGGCGTACCACATCCGCAGCACCTACCCCTTCGAACTCGGCAGCACGACGACAACGTGGGCCCGCGTTCAGGCATACGGCGAGCGGACTGGCCTGCCGAACATCCTGCACGTCATGGAGAGCGAGCGCCCGGATCAATACCGCGGCGTCAGCTATCTCGCGCAGGTCATCGAGCCCCTGCTCCAGCTTCGCCGCTACACCGAGAGCGAGCTGACTGCGGCGGTCGTCGAGTCGTTTTTCACGGCCTTCATCAAGACCGAGGCGGGCGCCGGCGACAACCCGTTCAACGAGGTCGGGAGCAGCCTGCCGGAGGTGAGCCGAGATCCTAATGAGTACGAGATGGGCCCCGGCCAGATCAACATCATGGAGCCCGGCGAGGACGTGACCTTTGCAGACCCCAAGCGGCCGGCCAGTGGCTTCAACACATTCCTGCGCGCCATCTGTGAACAGGTGGGCGCGGCACTCGAGATCCCGGCCGACCTTCTGCTCAAGAGCTTCAACAGCTCGTACAGCGCCAGCCGTGCCGCCCTGATGGAGGCGTGGAAGGCGTTCCGCATGAGGCGCAAGTGGTTTGTCGATGACTTCTGCACGCCGGTATATGAGATCTGGCTCTCTGAAGCCGTCGCCCGCGGCCGCATCAGCGCCCCGGGCTTCTTCGCAGATCCGGCGATCCGCGCCGCATACCTCGGCGCCGAGTGGATCGGCCCCTCTCAGGGACAGCTCGACCCGACGAAGGAGATCACGGCCGAGATCCTCGCCATCGGCGAAGGCATCACGACCAGAGAGCAGGCGACCATCCGACTCAACGGCGGTCAGTGGGACGCAAACGTCGACCAGATCGCTCGGGAGAATAGGAAACTCCGGGAAGCTCTGGAGACACCTACACAGAGCGGGGGCCCGAGATGAACCAAAAGGACGCAGTCAACGACATCAAGGAGCGGCTCGGGGAGTACACCCGACTGCTCAGAGAGATCGACAACCAGTACGAGCGCCTCGGCCTCATGGAGATGACCATGGCCGCGCCGCCCGGGTCAAGCATGACGGGTATGCCCCGGGGCTCTGGCACTCCGTCTGACCGCACCGGCCTGATGGTCATGCGGAAGATGGAGCTCGAGAAGCAGATCAAGGAGACGATCACGGAGGAACAGAAGGATCGCGCATCCGTCGAGGCCATGATCCAGCAGGTGAAACGCCACGACGAGCGCGCCGTGCTGCAGCTGCGCTACTTCGACCGGGCAGACTGGGACGGGATCTGCGCCGCCCTGTACGGAGACCGGCAGGACTACCTCGACAGGCTGGACAGCTACCAGAACAGGACATACAAGGCCCACAGGCGGGCCCTGCTGCGGCTGGCCGAGATCCTCAAAGATAGCGGGGAAAACGATGGAGACGACCGAGGGGCAACCGACTGACGATCGGACAGAGCCGGGCCGACAAACGGCGGCAGACCGAAGGACAGACAACCGAAGAACGACCGGAGAAAGAAGGCCGTCGAGCGGATAACGCCCGGCGGCCATTTCTCGCCATGAAGGAGGCAGCGCGCGGCTCCAGATCGAGAGTCTCCGGTAGATCCACCGGAAACCCTCGGCAGCAGTGCAGACCAACAGCGAGGCAGCCAGACGGCCAGACCGCCACATCAAGAGGGTGCCCGACCTATAAGCCGAGGGAGGCCACCACGTCCAGCAGGGCTGCCGCCACGGCAGCCAAACGAAGCGGCGAGCCCTCAAACACACGCAGGAAAAAGTGCAGCACGCGGCCTCACAGGGCCTCCTACGGGGGCCCACGGTACGGCCGAAGGTACTGTGACGCGACCGAAACGCCTGCGGTGCTGGCGAGCCCAAAAAACGCGCAGCCGGGGAAAATTTTTTTCGGGCCGTTTCGTTTCGCCCGAGCGGCAGA